TCCATTCGGTACTATGCTGCTGACCATCTGCACCATAATATCTATCTTCTTTTTCACTATAACGGCATTGCAATGGAGTTACACAATTGATGTTCCATTTATTGCGCAGTTTCTTTTGATGTTTGGGTTCTGGCCAACGCTGTCGTTCATAATTGAAATAAACTTTCTCAGCAGGTACCCATGCAAAATGCAATACATCTTGGTACTTAAAATTTGGGTTTGATTTTGTAGATCCAATTCGTTTCTGCACCATTCGAGAAACTTGAACCAACGATACTTTTTTATCTTTGCGACCTTGACTGGGGTCAAAAGGCTGCATTTTTAACTCATCTGATTTTGACATTTTTTTCCTTTAACTTAGAAATGTATAAGGCGTTATCTTACCCTATGCATAAATTATAACAGGACCCGCGGGTCCTGTCAAGTGATATTTTGGATAGGCTATCCTAGATAGTCTTCCCAACTAGGGTGAGCTATATGAAACCCTCGATGTCTACGGCTATCAACCAATTCCCAAAAGTCAGGCTTGTAAGGCATACGCTTTGGCTTCATTCTGGTTTGGTTTGCTTTGCGATAGTTACAAGGTTTACAAGCGGTAGACAAGTTGGTCCAGGCGCTCTTCCCACCTAAACTAATTGGTAGCACATGATCTAATGTGGCATCGCTGTCTGTTGTGTGTGCGCCACAATACTGACATTCGTATCTGTCACGTAAAAATATGTTTCTCTTACTTAACTTAACGTGTTGCTTGGGTTTTTGATATTCTTTGAGCATAATTACAGCCGGCACTCTAGTTTCCCAACGTGCTGAACGAACGACCCAATCTTCATACCAAGCCATGACAGAAACTTTGTCCAATACGAGATAGCGAATGGATTCTTGCCAATCTACAATGCTTAAGGGCAAGATGCTAACAGGTTGTGCATCGGCATTTAATACTAATGTTGTCATGAGGATTCTTAAAAAAGTATTTACTCTATGATTCAGTATACACTCACTTTAGCAACAAAACAAGTGCTAAATGAATAAAATACATATAGGAGTTGACTTAATCTTCTCTATCCCGTACAATAATAAAACATTAGATAACTTAAGGAACAATACATGTTAGTACCAATGGTAGTTGAATCTACAAACAAAGGCGAGCGGGCCTATGACATCTATAGCCGCTTGCTTAAAGAACGAATTATTATGCTAAACGGTCCAGTTGAAGACGGAATGGCTAACATTATTGTTGCCCAACTGTTGTTCTTAGAAAGTGAGAATCCAGACAAAGATATCAGTTTGTTTATTAATAGTCCAGGCGGAGTTGTCACTGCTGGATTGAGCATATATGATACTATGCAGTTTATCAAACCAGATATTGCAACGTATGTTATGGGACAAGCCTGTAGTATGGGAAGCCTGTTGGCCACAGCAGGAGCGCAAGGTAAGAGATTTATGTTGCCCTATGCTCGACACATGATTCATCAACCTAGTGGTGGAGCACGAGGCCAGGCAACTGACATGCAAATTCAAGTAGAAGAAATTCTCAAGATGAAGAAAGAGCTTACTGGCATTTACCAAAAGCACAATAGCAAAGGAAAAACCTTTGCACAACTAACAACAGATATGGAACGCGACAAGTTCATGTCTGCCCAGGAAGCCCTTGACTACGGGCTTATTGATAAAATTATTGAGAAACGATAATGACACAAAGACTAGAAGGTAAAGTAGATAAAGGCTGGGGCTACGAAATCATTTGGGCCACAAACGACAAGTACTGTGGTAAGATTATGGTATTTGAAAAACTAGGTGCAAAGTTTAGTATGCACTTCCATAAAGAAAAAGAAGAAACTTGGTTTGTCAATGCCGGCCAATTTAAAGTTGTGTGGTGTGATACCAAAACTGCAAAATATCACGAAAAGATCCTAGATGAAGGAGCCACTTGGCACAACCCTCCGTTGCAACCTCATCAGTTAATTGCCCTGAAACCAAACTCAATGATATTTGAAGTTAGCACAGCAGACTCAGTAGAAGACAATTACAGAATCATCCCAGGAGACAGCCAAAGTGCAACCACAACAGAATCAAGCCCAACCTAAGATTGTTTGGGGCGGTGGAGAGTTCCGCACAAAATGTGTAGTAGGTTTAGATCGCGACGGGGTAATCAATCGCGACTTAGGAACCTATTGTCACCGCATAGACGACTTTGATCCTATTGAAGGTAGCTTAGAAGCTATTGCAGATCTTAGACGTAAAGGACATAAAATTGTTATCATTACGGACCAAGGTGGTATCGAAAAAGGCCTGTATACTCAGCAAGATGTTGATACCCTACATGAGCATATGCTAGATCTATTAGGCAAGGCAGGGTGTTTTAGTATTGACGGTATCTATTATAGTGCCAGCAGTCGAAAAGAAGATCCGTTTGCCAAACCCAATACCGGCATGTTCAAACGTTGCGAAAAAGAAATCAAAGATATCAAATTCAAAGAAGGCTATTATGTTGGTGACAAGATAAAAGACTTAAAAGCTGCTGCCAATATGGGTGCTAAACCTGTCTTGGTTCGAACTGGGTATGGATTAGAAACAGAAAAAGAACTTAATCGTTACGCTCACAAAGATCTAAAACGAAAGACTTTGGTGTTTGATAACTTGGCTGCATTTGTAGCAACACTGCCATGACAACTGTGTTTGTAAACGGTACCTTTGACATATTGCATCCTGGACATGTGCTGTTGTTAAACACAGCACGGAGCTTCGGTGATTATCTCATCGTAGCAATTGACAGCGACGATCGAGTGGCAAAATTAAAAGGGCCAACTCGCCCTATCAATAATGCAGGCGATCGAAGAGCAATGCTGTCTAATCTAAAAGCTGTAAACGAAGTACAGATATTTGACAGCGATGAAGAACTGGCTATGCTGGTAAAGCAGTTTCGTCCTGCGGTCATGATGGTAGGTAGCGACTGGCGTGGCAAGCCGGTAATTGGTAGTGAATACGCAAAACGTATAGAATACTTTGAGAGAATAAATGGATACTCAACAACAAACACAATTCAACATATTATTACTAGGGGATGATTGCACCGACGTCTACAAATATGGCAGTGTAGATCGTATCAGTCCAGAAGCACCTGTGCCAGTGTTCGTACCCAAGTACGACATAGTTAAAGATGGCATGGCCGGCAATGTGCGTAAGAATCTAGAAGCATTGGGATGTGAAGTAACATTCTTGCACGGCGAAAGCTCTACCAAGACTAGACTAATAGATACACGTAGTAAACAACAGATAGTACGCATCGACAGAGATGTTATATCAGATCCTATAACCATTGACTCAGAGCTACCTACCGTGTACGATGCCATTGTTGTTAGCGACTACAACAAGGGTACAGTAAGCTACGAGTTGATTGAAGAACTACGCAAAGAATTTAGCGGACCTATTTTTGTTGACACAAAGAAAACAGATCTAGCAAGACTAGAAGGTTGTTTTATTAAGATAAACGAACTTGAACATAGCCGTGCTACAAGTTTCCCAACAGGTGTTCCGTCGGGACTAATTGTTACCTATGGTGACCAAGGAGTTGTATACGGAGACTTTGCATTTGGTGCTCGCACTGTTGAGGTAGCAGATGTTTGTGGTGCAGGCGACACATTCTTAGCAGCCCTGGCGTTTCAATATCTAAAATCTAAAGATATGCATGTTGCAATTACATTTGCCATCAAAGCAAGTGCTGTGACAGTACAGCATTTAGGAAACTATGCTCCTACACTAGAGGAAATAAAATGATAGCCCTAACAGGCGCCGGCGGCTTTATCGGTAGTGTAGTATTGGGGTACCTAAACAAGCAAGGTATTACTGATGTATACCTCTTTGATGACCTGCCTACAGAAAATCAGTACAAGAATCTAATAGGCAAACAATATCTAGGACTGCATTCTACTAAAGAAATTGTCAGTGACCTCAGTGACTTTGATTGTGTAATACATATCGGTGCTAACTCAAGCACATTAGAAAGAGATTGGGCCAGTATCTATAACACCAATGTGTCAAGTACTCGACGATGGCATGACCTATGTAGAGAGCAAGGAAAGAAATTTATCTTTACCAGTAGTGCAGCAGTTTACGGTAATGGAAAAGGTCCACTTAATCACTACGCATTTAGTAAACAAGTAAGCGAACAAGAAATTACTGACGGAGTGATACTACGATTGTTTAATGTTTACGGACCAAACGAATATCATAAAGATCGAATGGCTAGTACTGTTTATCATTGGTATCAACAACTACAACAAACTGGAACAATTAAGATATTTGAAAACAGTTCTAGTTACTACAGAGATTTTATATACGTAGAAGATGTTGCTCGTACTGTGTATCATTTTATCAATAATTATCAACCAGGTGTATACGATGTTGGTACCGGAGAAAGCATAAACTTTGAAAGCATAGCCAACATCGTAATTAACGAGTTCGGGTCAGGTGAGAAAGAATACGTACCAATGCCTGCTGATTTAAAAGAACAATATCAATTGGATACTAAAGCCGATACATCTGCGTTGATCGATGCTGGATTAGATGTTATTCAGTTCTTCGAAGCCTGGCAAGGTATTCAAGAATATATCAAATATCTCAAGACTAATCAAACTTATTGAACGATGCTTTCAACGCAGTGATTAGATCTTCAATTAGACCGTCATCGTGAAACGGAGTTGGTGCAATACGCAGCCGTTCTGTTCCTACTGCAACAGTGGGACTATTGATAGCCTGAATATAGATATTGTGTTCGTTTAACAGCTCATCGCTGATTGCTTTGCATTTCTTGGCATCGCCTACAAGGATTGGCACAATGTGTGTAGTTGAGCATTCCATAGCCGGTAAGCCTGCTACAGTTAATCTATGCTTTAACTTTCTAGCACGTTCTTGATGCTTGTCACGCAGCTCAGGATGATCCTTCAAGTACTTGACAGCAGCCAATGCACCAGAACAGCTCACAGGGCTCATGCTTGTGGTAAAGATAAACCCAGCAGCTACAGAACGGATGGCGTCGATAACCTCAGCATCGGCAGCAATATAGCCACCTTGGACTCCATAGGCTTTCCCTAATGTACCATTGACTATGTCAATACGGGATTGTAGCCCAAGCTCTTCAACTTTCCCACCACCGTGGGGTCCATAGAGTCCTACCGCATGAACTTCATCAATATATGTCATGGCATTATATTTGTCTGCTAGATCGCAGATTTCTTTAATGTGTCCTACATCGCCATCCATCGAGTAAACTGATTCAAATACAACACAAGGCACATTACCAGTTAGTGTTACCGCGGCCAGTGCATCTTCGAGTTGTTGTAGATTGTTGTGTTCGAAAACTGTTTTGGGAGCCCGGCTGTGGATCATGCCCACAACAAGACTGTTGTGATTTTCGCTATCACTAACAAAGTGTATGTTGGGAATGATCTTTGACAAAGCAATCAAAGTCCACTCATTAGCCACATATGCTGAGCTAAACAGTAGAGCTTTGGCTTTGTTATGTAGCATTGCAAGTTCGTGTTCAAGTGCCACGTGATAGTGACTAGTGCCGCCAATGTTGCGTGTTCCGCCTGAACCTGCTCCGGTCATGTCTAATGCCGTGTGCATGGCATCCAATACTACTTTATGCTGTCCCATGCCCAAGTAGTCGTTGCTACACCAGTTTACAATGTTTTTAATATTGTAAGGCCCGTACCAAATAGCTTCTGGAAACTTGCCGCGTTCACGTAGTATATCGTTGAACACGCGGTATTTTCCGTTGTCTTTGAGTGTTTTAAGTAGGGTGTTAAAGGGTTTCTTGTCTATCATAGTAAACGTATTTAACCGATAAATATAGAGTTATGGATATAATCAAACTTAGTGGAATGAACAACAATGACGAAACAATCAATTAACATCGGTAATACGGCCAACGATCAATCGGGTGATAGTTTACGACTTGCATTTGATAAAATTAATAGAAACTTCACAGAACTGTACACTGCATTGGGAATAAATGCAGACGTTAATTTAAATCTCGGTGCGTTTGAATTCAACGGCAGTATAATGACTACTACTGATAGTTCAGCTATTGTGATTGATCAAGCAACTACCATAACTAGCAACTTGACAGTGGGCGGGGACATTGTTGCAAGCAATATTAAAAAAGTAACAAGCACAACTGGTTTAAAACAAGTTTATTTTGATCCTACTACCGGACAGTTAGTCACTGTAATTTAAGTTAAATATCCTAAAGAGAACACACAATGGCAGCTAACGGAATATCAACACTGACAATACCAACTGGCTTAACAGCAACCAGTTTTAACGGGGGCGGCGCCAGCAGTTATCTAGTGGCAGTGGGCACGTTCAACTATGGCGCATACGGAGTAGGAACCCTAGCCACTAGAAAAGACAGTGGCACCTTAGACACTTACATGGCACAGGTAATTGCCCTGGGTGCTGGTGCTAGGAACTGGACTTTTGTGCCAGCCAACGGCCAACCCAGTTTTACAAGATCAATGAACCAACCTGATGGCACAGGTGAATCCAATGATCCTAGTGAGTCTGGTGTTGACATTTGGACTATCACCACAGCAAATTCACTAGCCCTTGCAGGCAGTGGTGCTGGTGAACTTAATACATCGTTAATTCCCAACGGCACATCATTTGTCATATACGCAACTGAGTTAGGTGGCGGTGGCGGAGCAGACAAAGAGGCAAGACAGATTGCTAAACTTGATATTGCTGCAGCCAAACGTCAAGGTAAAACTGTAGCAACTGATGGAACTATCAGTGGCGCAGTGGATTCTACCAAACCGTACTATCGTGCTAAAAATACTTACGATCTTGCATTTTTGCCAACACAATATGATGGTACCGATATTGTTGACAACGCAAACACCAGCGGATTATTACAAGGTCGTCCTTGGTACGATCCAAACACCGAAGCAACATACAACGGTGAAGTTATTGAAGTAAGCCCAGGTATATGGCGTACTAACTATGAAGGTTATCATTACGAAGCTCCAAACTTCTTTGACACTGCTGCCTTAAAAGCTGCTCCTAATAACTTTAACGGAGCAGATAACGACATTAATGAGCCAGCACTACCAAACTCAACCAGCATGATGTTGAAGGGTTATTTTAGAACTACCTACACTGGTAATCACACAATATACTTGAGTTGTGATGACGGCGCCTATCTATGGTTCGGAGACAACGCCATCACCAACTGGCGAAGCGGTAATACACTGACTAATGTATCTATAGCAAACGGTGGTCTACACGGCGAGAGTGAAGTGTCAACTACAGTCGCTCTAACAGCAGGCACATACATTCCCTTGCGTGTGATGTTTGGTAATGGTCCAGACGGTCCAGGAGTGCTAACTGTCAGTTATGAGTATCCAGGACAGGCCAAGACATCGGACTTTACCGGTAAGATCTTCTACAGAACATCAACTAACGGCTTCTAATATGACCGAAGAAACAGAAACATATAAACGATTGGAAAATCAAGGATGCCCCTGCTGGTGCGGCAAGCATTGTGGGT